TTGTTAATCCAGATGGGTCATCTGGTAAGGCTGTTTTCCCAACTGTAGTAAATGATGTTGTTGAAGGCTGTATGCTTGGTTTTCCTAATGCATTAAAACTAAAAACTCGCAATTCATAAGTTCCAGCTTTTGTTTCAAAAATTGTAAAATCTGGTCTTGTAACTCGTTCACTGATTAAATTTTCATTTTTAAATCTATATTGAACCATGTACTCTGTTACGCCTTGCACTGGTTCCCATTGAACAAAAAGCTTTGATACGGCACGATTATTAATAACAACAATTTGCTCAGAACCTTGTAAATTACTTGGTGCTGGTTTTATCTGTGTCAAAGTTGTGATTGACCTTGTTGTTAAAGGTGTGTCATCTTCTACAAAATCATATTTTGAAGAATTAAATGCAACAGCAGTAACTTGATAAGCTAGGCCATCAACTTCTGTAACTCCTATAACTCTAAAAGTTTGCAATTGAACCGATGTATTTTCTATAACCCAAACACTGTTAGCTTGTGGAACAGAGCTAAATGCTGAAGAAACAGTGATAGTAGTTGAGGAAACAGAACTAATTGATCTTGTTTCTAATGTTCCGTCTGACAAAATCACAGATAATGTTGCAGAATTTGTTGTTGCTAAATCAGTACTATTTTCATCATCAACCACAATTTGCGTTGTAGATACTCCTGTTTTTATTCTTCCACCTCTACGAACACCAGCCCTTAATGGATCTGCAATTTGTATTACTTGTGAAGGGCGCACCAATACACCAGCTTCTAATGATGTAACAAAATTAACAACCTCTCCTTCATTGTTTTGTGTGTATAAAAACCATTTCCCTAATCTCGCAGCTTGTCCTCTTGATGTAACAGCAATACCTTTTAAATTTTTTACAACAACTCCATATTTTGCTTGTAAAGCGGTATCTTCTACAGTTTCATATTCAATTGTTCTTGTCTCCATGTCAAAATAAGCAATATTAATTAATGTATGTTTTGTTCTTAATGAACTATTTGCATATGTAAAACCAACTTCAGTTACATTTGATAAATTAAATAAATAAGATGGATCTGTTGGTCTATCTTGTCCAAGAGCTACAGTACCAGCAGAATAAAAAGGCATCGCCCTCATACAGCTACAAAGTTGATTTATGAGGTTATAGGCATCTTTTTGATTTTGAATTACAACATTACAAGAAAAACGCGGCTCTGTGCCTCCAAATCCATCATCTACTAATGTTGAAGCATAAACAGATGCACTATAAAAACTAAAAACATCAATATTAGAAGTGTCAATTTGATCTCCAAAACCTTTAGAAGTTGTCAAAAGATCATACAAAATCCAAGCTGGGTCATTTGAATATTCTTTATCTGATTTAAAAGTCCCATTAAAAGTCCCGCTATAGCTTATAGAACCATCTGATCTGACAGTACCATTATGAGGTATTTTTATTTTTGTTCCTCTTACACGAAATGACCGTCTGGGCGTTGTTGGGAAGGTCTTAGCATCAAACCTCAAAGCAACGTGAGCCGAGTTCGCATAGGCTCTTTGCTCATTTATTATCTCTGTGTAATTAGTAAAAAGAAAACTATTTCTTAAAGTATTTTCTGTACTGTCTGCTGTAACTCTATTTACCCTTACTGTGACAGGAAAACTTGTACCAGTAGGCAAATTAATTTTATAATCTCTAAAATATGCACTCGCAGTTCTTCCTTTTACAGTGTCAGTAAGAACAGTTTGAGTTGTACCATCATTTTCTATGGTCTGAATATTTAAGGTTACTTCAGCCCCATCAATATCGCCATCATCTAAAAATTCTTGTAATTCAGAAAAAGCAATCGTAATTCTAACTGCATTTACATTAGTGTCTGTAATGCTTACAGAAACAGGTGAACTTGTCGTGACAGTTTGACTTACAGAAAACTCTGATTCTAATTCTGTTATTGCTTGAATTGCTGTTTGGTCAGACGTTCCGAACCTTGGTTCAAACGATACATTTTGGAAATTAAAATCTTCATCTGTCGGACTTGTACCAGCAGCTTGTTGTAAAACTTGTGTTCCATTAAGAAATACGTCCTTTAATGCTGAAGTATTATATTCGGTTGATCCTTTAGAACCTGTTGCACTTGGGAAGCCCTCGATTTCTCCCTCGCCTAGTAATTCTAGTAATGTTTGAAATTGTTTTGATGCAAGTACATTACTAGGAATATTTGGATCTGTAAGATCGGATGGAATACCTATTAAACTCATGCGGCAGTTCCTTCTATTTGAACAGTATCAATACCAGCACTAATAACAATAGTTCCTGTGAAAACTTCTCCGTATATTATAGGAACAGCAACACCGGCTCTTGAAATATTAGTTATTGCAGAGAAACCGAATGAATTTTGCGCTCTTTGATCTGGTAATACAGCATCATTTTGTGGAATTGGATCTGCGATTTCAGAAGCAGGTGCAATCTCAGGTGTCGGGGCAATCAAAGACGTTACACCACCAATTACAACATCAGTAGCAACAGCCGTTGCAATAGTTCCCAAAATACCTGTCGTACCAACTTCCGCAGCAATAGCACCAGCACCAGCCACAACAGCACCAGCAGCAGCATTTGCGACAGTAGCAGCAGTGCCGATAGCAGCTCCAGCAACAGTATTTGCAACACTTAAAGCAGTACCAGCAACAGCAGTTACGGCAGTGGCGGCAGTAGAAACAACAGCGGCTCCAGCAGAAAACAAACCTCCTATAGCAGCAGCTATAAAACCAGATCCAGTTGCAACAGGAATAATTTGAATATCTCCTTTTCCTTTCATTGATAGAAAATCTAAAGACACATCAAAATTATTCATTTTAATTTTGTAATATTGTTTGCACATATGTTCCTCTACCTCTGGATAATTGCAAAGTAAAAATCTAACTGCTTCTGCTGGACTTGAAACAGCCGCTTCAAAATAAGAAGATCCTAAAAATTTTCTAAGTTTTCCATAAATTCTTATTTTTTTAAGCTTCATATCTATAAACCTCTTTTGTTAGTTTTATATATTCTAAATCATATGTTTCTCGACAACTTAATTTTTTAAGAGTGTGATGTAGTATTGTTTGATCTCCAAGGTAAAGTGCAACGTGATTAAGTTTATTAAATATTCCCTCCATAACTAAAATGTCATTTGGTTGTATATTGTTTATATCTACCTTTCTAAAACCTGATTCTGTTAAAACTTTTTGAAAATATGGTTTTTGTGCAAACGCTTTTAAATCTCTTGGTCTAGGCCAATCTTTTAACTTTAAATTTAATTTTTCCTCAAAATAGTCCCAAATTAAAGATAAACAATCTTGTTTGCCCCAAATCCATGTTCTTCCATATAAACCAGATTTAAAATCAGAAGGTTTAAAACTACACCATTCCTTTGTAAAAGCACTATAAATAAACCACTCAAAACCTAAATAATCACAACTAGCTTTATCATTATCAGAAGGAATTGCTGGGTCATTAGGATGTGAATGTACAACACCAATAATCTCTCCTGTATCTTCACACTCTGCCCAGTCATCAGGATCAATTACAAAATATTCAAAACCAGACTCAGCAATATTTTTACAAGGCCAATAAATTTTTTCTCCTTTAATTATTGCCAACAAACCACATGATTCCTTTGGTATACATTCTTCAGCGTGTTTTTCAGCTTGTTCTTTCCAAGTCATGCGTTTATAAAGCTACCGACAGCAGGGAAATCTTTTTTTGTTACTTGACGTTTTGGCGCACGAACCGATTGTAAATCAAGAGCCGAGGTAAGTTCAAACTGTACAATATTTCTATTTTCTAAAGTTTTTCTGTTTATAAAATATATTTCTTGTGGTAACTCTGCTGTACTGTCAGGTGTACCATATGGATTTTTACTGGATGGAAAGTTAGCAGCGTCTAAAAATTGTGCAAGTGTTCTAATTCTTACAACTTTTGCTCCTTGCAAGTCATTAAATGGCGTTGTAGCGTTAACAGATGCCATAAGACTTGTAATATTACCTAAAATATTTGACACAGTAAAAACAGGCCTTGGAAGTCTTCCTCGTCCAGAATACTCAAATCCAGTTGCAGTTAAAGGATATTTATCATAAGTATTTCCTTGCCAGATTATTGATGCGTTGCTGTTCATTCCTACCCCAGAATGAAATCTTGAAACAGTCGTTGCTCCATGTAATGCGGAATCTAAAGTCAAAGTAAAAAGCTCAATGATTGACTTGTTAGTTAATGCTTGAAGTTCTGCTGTAGGTAAAGCCATTAGGGTTCAAAAACCTCTCTAAAAGTGCAGCTTATTACGGCTCTATTGTTATATGGTATTGTTTTTGACCATGCTTGACAAACATATTTACCAGCACCAGATAAAGTGACAGAAACATTACCGCTATTTGTTGCACTATTTGATGCGGTCACTGTAAAAGTATTTTGATCAACTGCTGTTGCTATTGCAAAAGTACCATCTGTTGCTGATCCAGAAGTATAGTCAATAGTCACGACATCACCGATTGCCAAACCATGATTTGTGATGCTGATTGTAGATGTAGTGGTACTTTGAGAATATGTACCTGTTTTTGTGAACCCCTCTGCTGGTGGTGTGAAATCAAAACTTGCCTGATCATTTACACGACTTCTTAAAAATGCTTCTATAACGTCTGATTCCTCCTCTGTGACGTTAAAAACTAAATCATATAACTTAGGGTCTTGAGTTAATGGAAGGCCAAATAAAGCCCTAAACTCATACCCATCACCCAAAGCAGTTGTTCTTATTTTTGGAACGCTTGCTTTTTTTGTTCCATATACAGGATTGATTGAAGGAAAAGTTGCCATGTTACCTCGCTAAAATACCGCCAGCTTGTTTTTCTTTTACTAACTGAGCTTGAACAACAACACCTATAACTTGACCTAGAGCATTAAGGTCTACATTGTTACCAGAAGCGGTTGCACCACCAGCTTCTACGTTTACTGTAACGTAATTATTTGTAGTGCCACCACCAATTTTATCATTTGGAATTATAGTCCCAGCAACTTTAGGAACAAAAAGCTCTGGACCTTTTTCGCCCACGAGTGAGGCTCTACCTACTGGTGGTCTTCCACCATTTGCAAAACCCAAGAGTGAACTTATACCACCACCTACAAAAGATGGGATAGCACCACCTAGAAAGCTTGAAGCTGTATTACCAACAAGACTACTACTACTACTTTTTTTACCACCACCAAATACACCACCTAAGAAACCACCGATGTTGTCTCCAATACCAGAAACCGCACGTTCAATTTGCACTTCAATAAGTTTTCTTTTTAAATTATTTAATACATTAATTGCTGCTTGTCCAAGACTTTGAGTTCCCATCACAGCATCAGTTAAATTTGAAACTATACCTTGTTCAACACTTTGACCTATTTCCATAAACTTTTCATTTAAAAGATCAGCATCAGTTTTTATTAATTGAAAACTATCTGAAATTTTTAAAGTGTCGTTGTTAATATCATTAAGAAAAAATCCACTTAAATCTAAATTTTTATTAAATAAATCACTAGATGGAATTAAACCTTCAGTGTAAGCTTGTGTTGTCTCTTTTGTTTTATCTTTTGTTATCTCTATAATTTGACCATTTTTCACATTAATTTTTCTTATCTTGTTTGTTGAGTCGGCTAATTTTTTTTGGATTGTAAGCTGTTCTTTTAAACTTCTTAATTGTTCAAATGGATTAATTACGTCAATAGCTTTTTTTAAAATACCAAAATTTTTTATTAACTCATTTATTGCTTTAACTGCTGCAATACCAAAATCTAAAACTCCTTTTATTTCATCTTCTAATTCTGTTCCAATTGTCCTTGCAAGTGTGTCAATCGTATCTTGTAAAGTTGATAATTTTCCATTTAAAGTGTCTGCTTGTTTTGTAGCTCCACCAGCAAAAATACCACCTTGGCTTGTTAAATTTATTAATGCTTGATTTACTAAATCAGCACCAATTTTACCTTTACGCATTGCAGATTCAAACTCATCACCCTGTAAACCAGTTATTTTTTTAAGTTCATTAGTTATATTGACTCCTCTTTCTAATAATTGAAGATTCTCTTCCTGTTGTAATTTACCCTTTGCTCTTATCTGGCCGAAGGCTGTGGCTATACCTGTAAGGTCAGCACCAGTAGCACCAGCTACGTCAGATAATCGTTTTGTTGTATCAACTAACTCTTCAGTTTCAAAACCAAATGCTTTTAATCTTTTTGTTTGTTCTATTAATTCACTACTTGTGAATGGTGTTACAGCACCAAAAGCTTGAAGTTCATCAATGATTTTATTGGTTTTTTCAAGTGACCCAGTTAATTGCTCAAGACTTGCTCTTTGAGTTTCTAGTTCTGCTGTTTTAACAAATACAAATCTTGCAGCACTAAGAACTGTGGCTGCCGCTAGTAATGGAGCTAACGCTTTTGTTAAAGTTGCAACACCAGTGCTTGCGGTTTTTGCTGCTCTCCCTGTGTTTCTTAGTGATCTATTGCTTTTATCTAATCTGCCTTTTAACTTATCTGTGCTACTGCTTAAAGCTTTGGTCTGTTCATTTACACGCTGCAATGGTCTTATTGCATTTTGAGCATCAACTATTAACTTAACTGTCGATTGTGCCACAAATACAAATAACCTTTATTCTATCTTACCTTGTTTTGTTCTTTTGACGATTCATTTCTTGTTTTTCTCTGTCATTTTTAATTTCGTAATATGCAGCCCAATGTATCATTTCCTCTTGCGTCATTGATTTTCTTAATTCTTGGACAGATTTTCCTAGTTCAGTTGCGAGAAAAAACTCAAAGTTTAACCAGTTATCTCGCCTTATTCGTTTTTTGCTGT